GAACGTGTCCTTGCCGCCCGAGACATGCCGGGCATACTTCCACCACTTGCTCAGCGGTGTGTTCTGGCTGCATCAGAACAATGTGACCCACAATGATATCAAGTTACTGGTAATTGGCCGCAGGTCATCCCATACATCATGGTTAAGCTCGCTTTTGCTGTCGTTTTGTCTGTCTTCCTGGTCTGCCAGGTTCCTCCTATCTCACATTGGATCGAGGACCTGGTTGATGATTTCAATACGATGTGCAGTTATGAGTATGCCGCTGCTGATGCTTACAATACTTTCGTTTATAAACACCGTGTGGCCGCTTATGCTGCTGGTGTTCGTGTGCACCGTTACCGCGCACCCTGGTATTGTGCCGTTTCTCGCCCCGTACCGGTTGTTCATCCACTCGGGTGGCTCATGTCCCAATATGAGACTACCACAAGTTACGTGGGCGAGTTGCTCGACCGGCTCGACGTTGCCAACGTGTCTTTGGCTGACGGCCTTCGTGCCGTCGCCGAGACCGCTTTTACCGCCTACACTTACTATCAGATAATATGGCTTCAGCTCGTCCTTATTGTATTACTCACTGGTTTCTTCTTGGCGCTGGTGTGTTCTAGTCGTGTCCGGGTGATCCGCGTACGCAATCGCGTGCGTGGTTATTCTGTCACTGACCTCCGTACTGATTTTGAGGCCTCTACTTCTGATATCATGGCCCCTTTGTCTCGTGGTCATTCCTGCCTTAGTTTTCAGCGCCGTGTCGTCGAGTCCTGGTGCATCGATCAGCTTTTGAGTTATTTCCGCAGTCTCCGTTTCATTTCTACATCCCAGGGCCGGTGGACGGAGCTGGGTCATCGCGTGCATCGCTGTTCGCCGGTGGTGTTGGATGGCTCTTTTGTACCGGAGGGTTCTCAGTGTGGAACTTCTTGCAACCGACGGCCTGCCTCTTGCCCCGATCGATTCGACGTGCCTGCTTGTGTGATAAGCCATGTGGACTATTATATGTCGCATGAGCAGTTGGCGTCTGTCGTTAGCGGTCCCACATTCATTATTAACCACGACTATTCCGCCCCCGACACGCTGTCGGTGGCCGAGGTCGGTGTACGCGTTGACGGCGGACTGGTCACGTCCACTGTTCGTGATGGCCCGACGTATGGGCCTCATCCATATCATTTGTGGGCGAGTGAGGGCGTCGTCGCTTGTTCTACCGGTGCGTTCCGTTATTATCGAGTCGGCCGTATGTTTGACACCTCGTTGTATTACGCTTTTCCAGTGGCCGGCACGTACTCGTGTGACGACCCATGCAACTTACGCCGGTCCACCGTCGGTGATCTTCACTATTATTCTCCGCACGAGAAGCGGTTCGTCAGTTACTCTGCAGATTCGACTAGTTACCATGTGTTTGGCACTTCTGTTCCTAGATCTCTTGCTGATTATTGCGCTGCTACATTTTGTCGGTCTGCTCGGGATGATAAGTTTTATGATAGTTTACGTTCTTACTATCAGAACCGCTGCCGTGCAATAGGATTTACCGATGCTCGTGATACTCTCATGTTGGATTTTATTATCCATCTTTGTGATGAGGCCAGTCTTAAAACCTTTGGATTTTCTCGCTTATCCGTTGCACCTTCATCATGGACAGCGTATTGCTTGTCTTGGATACTTGTCAAGGTCAACCATCTTATGCCACTAGCGCTAACCACTTTTGTCGTGAGCGCTCTCCACAGGTTCTTTGGTGCGCGGTCTGCCCCTTGGAATTGGGCAACCATTCACCTTCCCACGTACGACATGGTCACCTCCCCTTTCCGCCTCAAGATGTTCGGTCGTAATCCCACTACTTTTAATCTTGAGCGATTTCGTGCTGAGGCCTCGGTTGTTGGTGCCCCCGATCCTGGCCAGTCTCCCGCGGGTGCCTGCGAAGACCGTTGCAAACATGATATCCAGTCTTGTCACACGAGTTCTCCGGCCTGTTCCATCTCCCCACCCGCGTCTGGTCACACCTCTGAGTCGTCAGACAGTTTATTACTCGACGACGAATCCAGATCTGCTACTGGTAACTCTTCCTCGGGGCGTTCGTCGGCGGGCCGAGGTGCTAGAGTTTTGCCTGACAAGGGCAAGACAAGGCGCCAGCCCCATCGACCTGCGCACAATAACCCCGGTCCTGACCACGAACAATACATTTGTCATCCCAAGAGAACCACTCACCCTACGTGTCCCGACCCAAATGTCGCGTGCGGACCTCATTTCTTCATGTCGGTGCGTGAGCATGATGAGTCAGTACCTACACTCTTCCATGCACACGCGGTGGGAGGCGAAGATATCACCCACATCATTGAGCCAGGTGTGGGATCGACTATATCAAAACGCTTTAGTGCTTCGCAGTTACGCCTCCTTAGCTGGTCTGTCGACGGAATATTTAACACTTTATCTCGCGCCGCCACCTCGTCATTCGTCGAGTCATCGTTGTTGTCCTTATTACGATTTATGCAACAAGCACCTCCAACTAAGTCCGTTGCAGAAACTCGCCGGTGTCTTTTATTTGGTGGCCCTAGACAGAGATTTAAGGGATACGACACCTTTGACCTTGGATTCATGGGTATCGCGGTACCCGCTGACAAGACAGCGGGAGTTGCGTCTTGCTTACGAGAAGTTGCACGGCAGCATGCTAGTGCAGACGCCCCACACGAAAGTTCGAAACTTTATTAAAGTGGAACCTATGGCCAAGTGTTCCGACCCCCGTAACATATCACCGCGCAATGACGCGACCCTTGCCACTTTGGGACCTTACTTTTCCGCTATTGAGCATCGTGCCTCATCCCTGCCCTTTCTTATCAAGGGCTGTGACATCCCTGCTCGTGCTGTCAAGATGTCCAGTCTTCTTGGCTGGCCTGACTACTATGAAATTGATTATTCTAGGTTTGACCTCTCTATTAGTGCTGAGGTCATCTCTCAGTACGAGCATGCTTGGGTGTCACTTGTTTACCCTCCTTCGACCCATCCTGGTTTCTGGCAGACCCTTGTCTCCACCTTGATTACATCCGGCGTCAGTGAGTATGGTATCACTTATTCCCTTCCCGGATCCCGCTGTAGCGGCGATCCTCACACCTCGGTCGGTAACGGGTTGTTAAACGCGTTTCTGACTTGGCTTATTACCTATGATAAGGATTGTGCTTATTTCTGTGAGGGGGATGATGGTATCATTGGTTGTTCGCCACCTATTGGTGATGAGATTGAGATAATACCCGATCTCGGGTTCATGCTTAAGATAGAGCACTACAATCATATTGATGAGTGTTCCTTCTGCGGTATGTATCTGTTAGATGCTCGAGGCACTTTAAAGATGTATTCTGACCCGTTGCGCACCCTCTCTAAAATTCATGTGTGTTGCGCTGATGGGTCGCCCAATAACCTTATTGTAGCTAAGGCCCTTAGTGTTTTGAATCTTAACCCGTCCACGCCTATTATCACTGCTTTTTGCCGACATATACTTAATGTTGTTCGTTCTAGGCTGTTGAATCCGCGAAACCGCAACAGACTCGCTGCTGCCGTCAAGCGTGTCGCGCCTTGGATGGTTTACATGCCGTTTCGCTACACGCCTTATTATGCTGAGCCATGTCCTGCTACTCGTGCCGCGTTCGCTGCGCGCACGGGTATTTCCCCTGCTTTACAGATTGAGTACGAGAAGTATTTGCTTTCTCTAACGTTTGTGCCGTCTAGGTACGCTCTCCTCAAGCGTGATGTTGAACTCGATGGTCTCAGTACTGTTTTACTTGGCAACTTCCGGTCTGTCCTTTACGCGTAGAATCAAGAAATTTACTTCGATATGAATCAACAACAACCTAATCCTTCACAGCGCCAACTGCGCTCCCGTAATCAACCCGGTCCTTCGCGTTCCGCTCGACGCCGACGTAATCGCAAGCGCCGCGCTAACGCTGTCGCCTCTTCTGGTTCCGTGGCCCTTCAGCCGTCACGTATCACGCGTCGTGTCGTAACCAACTTGACTAAGCGCTCCCCTACCATCTCCAGCGCTGGTCTCGCGTGGCTTCGGCAATACTTGAATCCTATGGGTCCCTCCTCTACCAGTATTGCGGGTTTCCCTGACGGTTCTGCCGTCACCACTTGCATAGCTGATTATGCGAACAATTTCAATATATCATTCCCGCCTCGTGAAGCCGTTTATTGCACAGGCTCCAATTCTGATGAGAAGGCCACCCTTCTTGATGCCGCCACTTATGCCAAAATCGACGCTTGGACCAAGGCGGATATAACACTTTGCATCCTTGCGCTTCCCATGCTTCGAAATGTAGTCATGGTGCGCCTTTATCCTTCCACTCCAACCGCCTTCACTTTGAGTGATGGTATTCCCAACTTTGTCCAGCGCTTCCCCAACTGGAGTGCTTTCACCACTGAAGGCAAAGTTCTTAACAACGGCGATTCTCCCGGGTACATTCAATCCTTTGTCTACCTCCCGAATGTGGACAAGCATTTGTCCGCCGCTCGGGGTTACCGTTTGCTGTCTCGAGGGTTGACTGGTATTTACACCGCTCCGTCCCTCGAGACGCAGGGCTTCGTTACGGCGTGCCAGTACCTAGCCCAGGGTGCAATTCAAACCCAGACTGTTGGTAACAATTTCGTGCAATCTGTGGAGGTCAATGCCGATAAGACTGTGAAGAATGTTGAAGGCAAACGCCTCCATTATTCTGGGCCTCCCAAGTATGTCTTCCCTCTTGAGGGTGACAATTGTGCACCTTCCTCTCTTGTTGAGACTTACCACCAGGCTTATCAGTCTCGTGCTGTTGACGGGTTCTATATGCCGCTCCTCTCATCTTCGCGAGACAATCCATTTACTTCACCTAAGCCACAGCCTATCGCGGTTTACAATAGGTGGTATTACCGTGGGTGCTTGGATCCTATACCAGCTTCGAAGTATGCTGATGGGCCTTCCCAATACTTTTACGACTTAAATCTCGCTGATGATGTTGCTCCCCTCTACAACACTGGCGTTGTATGGATGGAGGGAATATCTTCAAAGTTTTCGTTGAAGTTGAAGACTCGAACTATTATCCAGTACATTCCAACTTCTGGTTCGGTCCTTGCTAATTTCACGAGACATGAGCCCACATATGACCAAGTGGCTTTGGATGCTGCGGATCGTATCCGAAACATGATGCCTCATGCTTACCCGGCTACTTATAACGATTGGGGTTGGTTGGGCGATCTTCTTGACTCAACTTTGTCCATGTTGCCCGGTATTGGTACGGCTTACCGCTTTGCTAAACCTCTTATCAAACCAGCTTGGAATTGGCTGGGCGGCAAGGTTTCTGATTTCTTCGGGAATCCCGTTGCACGCGACGGCGACATTTTCTTTGATGCCAAATAATGGAGGCGCAATCTCTAGCTGCTAGAAATCTTTGATTTCGGCATGTCTATCGTACTCACTTTGTACGTTCTTTTCCTTATTGTGTGGTTACTGGTAATCAGTCGCAGACTGTTCCACACTATGCCTGTTCGCGGTTCTTACAGCTCTATGCTCGCAACTGAGTGTCTGCGAGCTCAACTCGCGCTTGCACGTCAGGTTGCCGACTACCTTTGTGTCGACCATGTTTACGTGTTCGACACTACTGGCTTCTTCGACAGTGCTTCCGTTCACCTCACATCTTCCGGCTTGCGTTATCGCTCCCGAGATGGTCACGTTGCTGTCTTGTCGTTGGCTGCACAGTCTGTGCTGCCGATGGCAGACCCCAATGTGTACCAGCAGATTGCCCGCTGCCGTTTAACCAACGCGGCTTACGGCCTCTGCCTTGACACTCCCCAGGCTGCGCCTTGCAGTGTTCCTGACTCTGCACAGCGTGGTCGTGACGAGGTTGACGGCTAGTGTCCGTCTCCTTGTTGCTTTGCTCTGGTTTAGCCGTTGACTGTCATGTAAGTGCTACCAAGCTCTGACTTCCCCCAGGACAAGGTTCCCTGTTGGCAGATATGCCCGACTGGCACTAGTTGCCTTTCGTGGGGTTGGACAGGGTCCAATCTTGGTCCCTTAAAGGTTGGCAAACCTCCATAAAGCTTCCCCGCAAGGATCTGTGACATTTGGTGGTCGCAGAGGACGTTAGACAGTGTTGGTTGTTGCGAC